TCAAATAACCAACTTAACCCATTCCTGACCTCGAGTATCGTTATAGCGATCGGTGGTTGCCTGGACTTTATGTCCTAGTAATGTTTTTGTATCGATACCCTGTGCACGGTACAGCCGTTCTGATAGAGAGCGTTGTTCATGAAATGTTGGCGGAGTTTTTCCTGCTGGTGGAATTACCCCAGCCAGATCCCGTGCTTTGGCAAAGTAGTCGCTCAGGTTGTCTTTACTCATCGGCTTCGGTTGTTTCTGGTGCCGACTATGGATTAGATATGGACTTAATATTCTGTCTCGGCACCCATCAATAACTTCTTTTAACGTTATCCCAATGGCATCACAGCGTAGTGTAAGCGGTAACGCCAGACGCATTCCGGTTTTTCCCTGGGTGATATGCAAGTGTTCGTTCCACACATCTGAAAAACGCATGTGGCAAATGTCATCACGGCGCTGACCAGTAACAATCGCAAGAAGCATTGCGTTACGGATAAAGTGTTTTTCAGGCGTTGCGTTGTAAATTTTTTGCCAGTCTTCCAGGGTGAGCCTGGCTCTAGTTACTTTAGGGATCGGTTTACGGGTAGCCTCCGGAGGATTCCATCCAGGAGGAACTTCCCCTGCATGCTGTGCTTCTTTATAAATATCAACCCATAATCCACGATTTACTCTCGCTGTGCTGACCATGTCTTTATCCAGCCACTCATCCAGTATTAATGCAAAGTCTCTTACTTCCAGTTCTTTCAATGGGTGGTTTCCCAGACGGGAAACCAGGTATGCAGCCATTCGGGCTTTTTCTTTGTGAGTTGTAGCTGCAATATCTCCATTTTTCAGTCGCGTGTCCTGTATTTTCAGATATCGATCAACCCATGCCTTTAATCTGATACCCCGACGCTTTGTTGCTGACGGACTTTCATCAATTTTGCGCATGAAATATTCAGCCTCTGCTGCAGCTATTCGCTGATTGGCTGTGGAAGCGATTTTTTCTGCCTTACCTTTGTCTGTTCCGAGCCCGTGAAATTTTCCAGTCACAGGGTTTTTATACTGGTAGTAAACTCTGCCAGTTCTGCGATCAAATTTTTCGTAAAGTCCGGCTACGTCAGTGCTGTTTTTTCGTGGCCTCGGTGACATGAGTTAAAATCTCCTTCAGTGCATCATCATCGCCAGTATGAATTTCCGGCGCAATTCCTGTTTCACCAGGTCCAACAAATACTGCTCGGCGATCTATCAGCCAACGCCCACGAATTTTTTGTGGTCTTGGAACGATGTATCCTAGTTTTCCGTATTTCACCAGGGTAGTGTTTGTTATTGGGAGACTGAACCGTTTTGGCTTCCACTCATCGAGCGTTATCAGGTACTGTTCGCTCATGGCTATCACTCCGGAACGCGCCAGTTGCAGAATACCAACGACAACTGGCGACGGTTGAACATTAAAAATCAGCCTGACTCGGGATCAGTTTTTGCCAGATAACTGAAACGTATTTTGCCTGATAACGGGCGTCATCAAGTGCATTATGGCGCTCACCTTCGAATGGAATAGCCGTTCTGGCATCGAAGTCTATGGCTTTCCCCAGCTCAACGATTGTGCGTACATCGCGATCGTTGTAGTAACGCCACGGGCAGGGGATCCCCTGCCGTTCGTATGAACGGCGCAAAATCGTGTTGTCGAAGTTGGCTCCATTTCCCCAGACCTGAACAAAAAATTCACCGGAGTTTTCGTCGATAAATTCCCGCAATTGTAACAGTGCATCATCTAACGGGATTTCATCGGTCATAATGGCAGATTGCGCTTCGCGTGATTGCTTAAGCCACCATTTAATGGTGTCCCGATCAATGACCCCGCCAGCAGTTTCCAGATCGATAGTCTTACTAAATTCCGGCCCCATATCTCCGGTTTGCGGATCGAAAAATATTGCACCTATTGAGATGATCGGGGCATCAGGATTTTTTCCCATGGTTTCAAGGTCGATCATTAGATGGTCACACGTCCTGCTGGTGGATGTGATTTCTTGATGACCGTTCACCTTAATTGAGTGATCTGCCGTCTCGCCAGTTTCATTATCGCTATCGTGATGCTGATTGCCGTCAGTGTTCTCCTTGTGTGGATGTTCAGCGCCTTCCATTTCCTCCGGATCATCTTCCTGAACTTCAACCTGATACTCTTCATCGAATGTTTCCTGGTATGTTGCGTCGCCCATCACCGCGCCACAATCAGGGCAGTTGCCGCCGCCGGTCTGACCGCAGGCGGTGCAGACTTTTTCCGGTTCCTGTTGCGCTACTGGCTCAGGTTGTTTCGTTTCTGGCTCGTTTTGTTGCGTATTTGGGCTGTTTTGTTCCGCTTTCTGGTCGTTCTGTTCCGATTCTTGCTGGTTCTGGTTTACAGAATCGCGGGTTTCAATCCCCTTTACCCATTTCGGATCATTCGGGTCGCTAATCCCTGCAACAAATTCTCCGCGAGAGGCAGCAAGCAACTTATCGGCGTCAGGCTGGCTGATATTGGCTGCCTGCATAATTTTGTTTACTTCGTCAGCGGTAACTTTTACCGGCTCTGGTTGTGCGGTCGTGTCAGATGCACCAGTATTTTGTTGTGAACCTGAGTACGTGCCGTTTTTACGTGCGAAGTATTCCTCTTTTGTGATTTCCGTAGCTCCCAAGGCTAGTGCTTTTTCCAGACCAGAAAGTTTGTTTGCGCGACCGTATTTTTCGCCATCCTTGTCGGTGAAGAGGAAGTAGAACGGCCCCTCACGCTCTACAGATGGTTCGACTTCCACTTTGCATTCGGTTTTTTCGTTGCCCGGAATTGCCGTTTCCACTGCATCAGTTTCTGGTACTGGCGACGAGAGAGTATCAGTTGCGCTCTGATTTCTTCCTTCATCTTCAAACACGCCCTTTGTAGTCAGGTATTCAGTAATGTATTTGTTCAGTGCCACAGGGTCTTTGTGAATGTCGATCGGACGTTCACGGACAAGGCCAAAAATAGTCTGGCGGTCGTAGCGAAGGGCATCAGGCTGTTTGCGCATTGATGCCGAGATACGCTTCCAGTCTTCGCGGTCGTTGTCGATAACTTCATTTTTTGCCCAGCGATGGATGCTGCCGTCAATGTTTCCGGCATCCACATCACCAGGCCAGAGAGCGTAGGCCAGTTCTTCATCCAGCGTTTTCCATGTCTGCTTGTATTCGCGACAAATGGCGGCAGTGACTGGGTTGATTTTTCCTGCTGAGTTTTCAGTGTTCTGTTGATTGACTCTGGCGCTGGCGAGATCAACAACAGACGTGTATTTTCCAGTCTCTTTGCGCTCTGCGTCCTGCCGTTTTTTCCAGTTACGTAATTCAGCCTGAATTTCGGGCCATTTGGCACCCGGATTACATTTGTGTTTAACCCATCCGATAGCGAACAGTTTGCGTTCCGGATACATAGCGTTAATTTCAGGCGTTTTCATCAGTGCTTCAACGATATGCCCGTCAAAGGTAGCAACGTCTTCCTGCAGTAATTCCTGCGCGTCAATCGCCATATCAACGGTGATGTTTTCACATGTACCGAACTTAACCAGGACCGCGTTCTGTACTTCAAGGGACAGCTTGTCAAAATTGACGTTCATCGGATCGGATTCTGGTTCGACCGGAATAAAGGAAGCGGATTCCTCATCCCAGCGGTTTTCCTGCATATATTCAGCATCCCAGGAATCGAGGGCAGGGCGGGGTATACCGGGTTTATCCTCGCAGACAAGAAATTTATAAGCGCAGTCCTGAGCAGCCGGATAATGTTCCAGGAATTGCCAGTGAAATTTTGCGCGGGCGCGACGTTCATCACCGGCTTCAATGGCAGTGGCTACAGCGACGGCACCTTCTTCCTTTATTGCCTGTTCGTCCGGAATGGCGGCGCAAATAAAGACTTTACTCATTTTGTTTTAACCTCATTACAGATTTCAGGGTGAACGAATCCCTGCCATTGCTGGCATTTTTAATCCGTTGGTATGGCGTTAATATGGCTGGCGGGTTATCCAGCCGGTATTTCGTTATTCAGGTTCAGCGATACTTTTTTTAACGGGAGGCATTCACCGGGGATTTTTTGTTCGTCCCTTACCTGAATGCAGGATGACTTACTGTCATAAATTCCGGTAATCACATTTTGTGGCTCACCCGTTATAAGAAAAACGGTCATCACCAGTGCAAATGCTGAAGTCACTGCTGTTCTCCGATAATACCAAGTTCAAGAAGGGCAATTCTGGAAAGTATGGAATTATCATTGAGAAGATAAGGTTCATATTTTCTCATCTTAATGGCATCTTCCGTAAACTCCCGGTTACTGAGCAGAACACCAATATCAAAACAACCTTCAGACGTATTAACGTTTGGTAATAACGTTTCCATTATCGCGTCCTCAACAATGAATTTTGTGATGCGGTGCCTGGTGCCTCCAGGTGACGTTAACCAGTTAACAATTAACGCCGGATACAGAGAATCCACCCATAACACTGTTTTTGGTTTTAACTGTTCCGCGTGCGCTCAGCCGCATTCACCACATCACAAAATTCACTTTAAAAAGGGCGGCAGAGCAGTCACGGAGTAAAACTGATACCGCCAAACGTCACCAGAAAATTGATAACAGAGGGCGTTGCAGCGGGGTTGTCACTTAAGCGTATGGTCAACCTGACAACCCGGTGTCCTCAACGGGGAAGGAATAACCCCTCCATACTTACCGCCGCGCCATTTCGCGGATTGCCACAACCGGAAGCGCACGGTCGACGAAAATTTAACGACAGGCTATCTATGAACCAGCTACCTCGCCGTGCGCTTTCGCGTTATGGTCTGACTTTTCAGAGAAATATCCTTTCAGTAAACTGTCAGTGCCGGATGTTCACCCGTGTCCGGCGCACGCACTCCACTTCACCCGTGGAGAACTCCTTAATTACCAACCCTCAGGAGGGTGAATGTTAAAATCAACTCTTATTGCTAAATGCCTTTATCAAAATCGCATGGTAAGCAGCATTTCAATAGGCGAGTCTGCAGTTAAAAGTATTTTCGAAGAGTACTTTCCCGGGCATGATTTTAATAAATGGAATACCAAATTACCGCCAGCAGTTTCAACGCGTATTCTGAAAGCAACCGAAAGAGCAAGTACAATTCGCGTTAACTATTTCATTAAAGATTTGTGGGATCTTTGATATCCACAGAGCCTAAAGTATGTGCATATGGATGTGCTATTATGCGCCCTCGCAGATTTGCATCATTTTCTAAATTCACTGAACGAAACAGGGCATCAACAAGGCTCTGTACAATGCAAAGGCAATCGAAGACTGTCGCCGTTTCTGTTTTGATTGATGAAAGAACATGGCCATTCACGCAAACAGAAATTACCCGTTTATTAACATCGCTTTCCTGCTTTTGATTATCAGAACCATATAGCCCAGAAAAAGCATTGCGCACATTACGAACCATATTATCGATGGTTTCTTTTTCTGCGGTACTAAGGTCAAGAGTAGCCAGTTGTGAACGAACTATATTCGATGCCATTTCCTGTAATGGCGTTGGTAAATCTTTAAATTCCATTATTAGCCTCGTTGGTTAGCTATTAACGTGGGTATGTAATCATTCTGGCAATGCTTAATGCCGCTGCTTTTTCCAGATTGGTGATATCCTGCTCCAGAGCGGACAGATTTTCAGCCTGCTTAGCCCTGGCTTCATTGGCCCATTTCAGGTCCTGCACCGCCTTAATTTTCTGGTGCATCCACTCATAAAGTTCATCATCGGTATAGTCTGGCGCGATGATGACGGGGTCTCGTTTCTGCATGTCGGCTCCTTGTGGTTAGCGTTGCCTGCTTTTTAACCACGTCAGGCGAGGTGGTATCCTCTGAGGGGTCTGTTACTCGAGAGGAAATTGGTTATGAATACAATCAAGTTTTCTTGCCCAGAATGTGGTGGCTAAGTCTTTGACACATCCTTTAAGCCGCAGGGCTCTGACAGTTTCGCGGGAGCCATCTGCAAAAATTGTGGTCACCTTGTAACTGAAGATGAGTCCTCGCAGTTCGATGACGAAATCGTTGACAATATCTTCGGTGCACTCACCAGAGACTTTCTGAAGTAAAGGCGCATACCGCTTAGTTACCGCTCTGATAACTCTTACCTGTCCGGCAATGGCGCTGATATCAATATAAAGCGCCATCGCTGTTTCTTTGCTGATCCCTGGACGCCTTCCATTCTGATGTTTGACTTCGCCCACTGAGAAATCCTCTGCTTCCCCTTAACGCCGGGTAGCGGAACTGTTTGCTGAGAACACCGTGCGGTGTCTTGATGAGTAGAATTTAGAATAGCCTAAGAGTTATGGTCAAGCTTTTTGTGTAGAAAAACCTAAGCTTCTTGATGTAAAAAACACAAGTATTTGAAAGTTTGTGCTTTTTATTACAGAGAGTTGCGAAAAAAAGGGGGGTTATTTATTTGCGCTTCTTTTGCGAGCTTTGAGTAGTTCTTCAAAAAGTTTGTTGAAATTCTCAACTCGAGCACGCATCTCTGACAACAGAGCCTTTTGCTCTGACTCAGGCAGTGCGTCGAACAGTTGAAGCAACTCTTTTTGATCTTCTGTCAGATTGACTGGCTGATTATCTGGGATCGGTTCGCCTGGTTGCTTATCTTCATCTCCAAAAAGAAGCCAAGTCGGCGAGCACTGAAGCGCCTGGCTCAGTGCGAATAATCTCTTCCCCGCTGGCTGTGTTTCATCTCTTTCCCATTGAGAAATTGTTACGTGAGCCACTTTGACCAGCTTCCCTAATGCGGCCTGAGACAGTTTTAATTTTTTTCGCCTGTATAAGAGGCGAGCACCGAAGGTTTCGTTTTTCATATTAGGTAATTCTAATTTTTCTTGACTTAGGTTTCTCTACGATCTAGTTTCCTTAGGAAAATCTAAGGGGTTCGATATGTTGAAAATTGATGCTATAGCGTTTTTTGGCAGCAAAACAAAGCTTGCCAATGTCGCAGGAGTTAGGCTGGCAAGCGTTGCTGCATGGGGGGAACTGGTTCCTGAAGGTCGCGCGATGCGCCTGCAAGAGGCATCCGGCGGGGAACTTCAGTACGACCCCAAAGTTTATGACGAATATCGTAAGGCAAAGCGGGCGGGGCGGTTGAACAATGAAAATCACCACTGAACAGGTTTGTGAGGCTCTGGATACCTGGGTATGCCGACCAGGAATGACACAGGAGCAGGCGACGATATTAATCACGGAAGCATTCTGGGCTCTGAAAGAACGCCCGAACATCGATGTTCAACGCGTCACGTTTAATGATGGCGAGGTTGATCAACGGGCGCTGGGCGTTAACCGGGTGAAGATATTCGAACGCTGGAAAGCTATCGACACCAGAGATAAGCGTGACAAATTCACGGCGCTGATTCCGGCAATTATGGAGGCTATCCGGATCAGCGATTTCAGATTGTATTGTGAAATTACTGACGGAAAAAGCATTACGTACATGATCGCCGGGTTAAACAAAGAATATGGCGATGTGGTGGAGTCCGGGCTGCTTTTTGCGGATCCAGTTGTTGTGGAACGTGAGACTGACGAGCTTATAGAAAAAGCTATTGCTTTCAAGCACGCGTATCGTCAGCAATACCAATATTACTTTGCAGATAAACAAATGTCTGCCAGGGGTTCGTATGAGTATCGATGCACTACGATGGGCTAAAAAGGTGAAAACCGGCAGTTCATCCAGTAAGTCAGTATTGACCTGGCTTGCTGATATGTGCGGTGCCGATTTGTGTGCATACCCGTCTGTATCTGCACTGGCAGAAGTAACGGAACTGAACAAAAAGACTGTGCAGGACAGCTTACGACACCTGATGGAGATTGGGTTAATTGTTGATACCGGTGAGAGAAAAGGCAGAACAAAGCAAATTGTGGTGTACCGACTTATCGGTGTAGAAGAAAGTGTTGCCGAGCCTGAATACACCCAAAAACGGGAGTCTTTAAAGGTGGGTAAAATTGGTGCTGTTAATAAAAACAGTACCGAAAATGGTTATGTTTCAGCACAAAACAGACCCAAAAACAGAACTCTTAGCTGCATGGAAAATAACCAAAGACACCCAAATTTTCCATCAAAGACACCCAAAAACGGATCACGGAACCCAAAGGAACCCAAAGATCTAAACCCCACACATAACGCACGCGAGAGTGCTCCGACCAGTGAGCAGGAAGTTTTGTCGTTACAGGCAGCCCCCCCTGTATTCCTGTATGGCCTGAGCGAACCCATCGGAAAATTCCCGATGAGCGATAGCTGGTATCCGTCACGGGATTTTCGACGACGGGCTGCGTTGTGGGGGATGGCTTTGCCGGAGACAGAATTTACACCTGCTGAACTTGCCGCCTTCCGGGACTACTGGGCAGCGGAGGGGAAAGTGTTTACGCAGATTCAGTGGGAGCAGAAATTCGCCCGTCACGTAAATCACGTCAGGGCGCAGGTTAAACCAGTCAGCAAAGGGGTAAACCATGCAGCAGCACCAGGTGGCACCGCATCACGGGCAGTTCAGGAAATTCGGGCAGCACGTGAGCAGTGGGAACGTGAAAACGGATTTATCAGC